TCTGTTCTTCGTCTTTGGTTCAAACGGAGTGAACATTATTTCTGACGGATCTAATAAGTCTGGCATTTCATTTCTCCAATATTTAAGAATGTCTATTCTTATATAAATATCACAATTTAAAAAAAACCATATAATTGGTTTTTAGAAGTTTTTTAGAAGTTTTTCATTTCTTCTCCATAATAAATATTTTTAGGCAATAAAAAACCCCACAAAAAGTGGGGTTTTCTATATAGTTTTTCCCTATTAACTTGGGAAAGCTGCTCCAGTCGGTAAGACAACGAAGTCCAACACAATGAACTCAGCGGTTCTTGTAGGTTGGATAAATATCTGACCTACTAGCTGATTTCTATCGATTACATCAGGAGTGTTATTGGAATCATCCATAACAACTCTAAATGCGGATAGACCACTATTAGCTTGAACTGATTCTAAGAAAGGATTCACAATGTTTAGGAATCTGTTTCTTGTTGCAGATGTGTTTTGTTCGAATACTAAGAATCTTGAAGATGATGCGATGAACTTCTTCAATCTAATTAATAGTCTTCTTACATTGACTCGGTCAAGTGCTGATGGACGACCTTGTAAGGTTTTTTGTCCCCATACACATACACCTTGTCCAGGAAATGAAGCGATTGGATTGATTCTTGCTTCATACAGAGTATCTCTTTCTGCGTGTGTTAAACGAGTCTGAGCTTCTGTTACAGTTGTCAATCCACCACGATTCAATCCAGCAGGTGCGAACCATTCATGAGCTACCCTATCGGTAAATGCGATAGTTCCAGCTAACACTACTGATGGTGGAACCCAAACAGGTAGGTTAGTGTTTCTATCCCTTATCTTTACCCAAGGATAATAAGTTGCTGCGTAATTACTATCAAGTGCTTCGATTGCTGAGGTAGCGTCTGAAATACTTGCTCCATACTTAACACAATCCAAGATAACAAAAGTATCACCTCTGTCTTCAGCTTTGCTGATAGCGTGATTTGTTATACTTGAGTGTAGGTTATGAATTACACCAGGTACCACCAACATATTGATATCAAATTCATCAGGATTACTGATTGCGTTAATACCTTTCTTATATGCTGTGTATCCAGTAGCTGAAGTTGAAGATATGTCAAATCCTTGTGTGTTTGTAGCGACAATGTCAGCTCCACTCAACTTAGGATTTGCTGGATTATCTCCATCGTAACCACCTTGAAATGGTACTACGAATCTTCTTTGGTCAATGTGAGATAAATCCAAAGTAACTTTCTCAGATGCGTTAGAGAATGTTTCTGAGGATGGTTTAATCTCAGCAGTACCATTAAAGTCTTCAAGACTCATTGTGGTGTGGTTACCAGCTCCTGCGGAGTTTGGTAATGGTGATAAGTATTGAGATGCGTCAGCGTTAGCGTAATCATGACCATACAATACATTCACATCAGGTGCTCCATTGGAGTTTAACTGAGAATCTTTGAAAGGCCATGCTGGAATGGTTGTACCACCAGCTGATGGATTAGTAATTGCTGCGTGTCCCATTGGAACCAATACTTTTGGTATAGCTCCGTTAGCGATTTCAGTAAAGTCACTTACATAAATGTGTTTGGAACGATTATCCCAATCACCTTGATAAGTTAATTTACCATCTGAATCTATATCCACATATCTATCACCAATTCTTCTTGCGAAGTAATTTGTACTTTCAGGATTAAAATTCAGATTGTCAAATTGTTCCAATACATTATCAGTAGTCAAACCTTTGTCATTCAGACCAGTCTGTCTAACTTGAAGTGAGAATGAACCATAATCACTACCAGCTATTGTACCAGCTTTCTTGACTGCGACAATAACAACTTTCAACTTGTCATTTACATCACTACCATGTGAACGAGTATTAACCTTGAAAAGATTATATCTTGAACCATTAATCATCTGTGATTGTATGGATGGTGTTGAAGCGTTGTTGTATGCTGAGTTTTGGAAATCAACTGAGTTATACGAACCACTAGCTAATGAAGCAGTAGAGGCTGCACCTTTACTACCAAAGTTACTAGCGTTATGTTTAAATGATTTGTACAAATAAACAGGTACGGTATTCAAACCTGACTTTTGAACTTGTGGGTCTTTAGAGAACACATTTTCAAAAAAGTCTGCACTTGAGGTGTTGAATGATACGGTGTAAGAACGATTAGTTACTGATTTAGCTCCAAAGTTACTACCACTTACTGCTAAAGTAAATGATGACCAACTTCCTCCTGAACCTTGAGTAACTGTACATCCATCTAATCTTACTGTACCATCAGAACCACCACGAGAGGGTGCCAATACAAAACCAGTTGTATTTGAGGCTCCACTACCACTAATGTTTACTTGAACAAAGTCGGCGGAATATCCACCTGTGTTGAGAACACGAACAATCGTTACTTGTCCAGCACTTCTCAAA